GTAAGCATCTTTCGCATAATTAAATCCTTTGGATAAGGTGCCTGTTACCGTTCCCCAAAGATTTGAAGCTGCTCCCTTCACCGTATTAGTAAGACCACTGTAAGCATCTTTCGCATAATTAAATCCTTTGGATAAGGTGCCTGTTACCTTTCCCCATGCTTTCGAAGCTACTCCCTTCACAGTATTAGTAAGACTGTTATAAGCATCTTTCGCATAATTAAATCCTTTGGATAAGGTGCCTGTTACCTTTCCCAATACTATTGAAGCACCTCGGTAAACCTTTCCCGCATAATCCGTTACATCACCCCATATTTTATTTGCGTATTCCTTCAGCTTTTTTAAACCGTCTCCCATGTTCCCCGAAATCCCCCCACCCGTGGTTTCATCACTATCATCCAGAATACCAAACCATTCTAAAGGCTTTCTAAGAAAATATGGTAAGTCCTTCAACTTATTCTTGATCCATCCTTTCAAACCGGAAAACCATCCTGTTTTTGGAGAGAGGGATTTATCAGATTCCTCTTTTTCTCCAAATCCCAACAGCATTTCAATACCAGTGACAATTGGACTAAGACCCACAAATGATAATAAACCTACACCGAATTGGTAAAGTCCTCCCATTATATTCCCACTTGCAAAAGCTTCCCCAGCCATTTGCATTCTCTTAAATCCACCTATAACTGGTAACCAGAGAGCATTTTTCCATATAAAGTTACCAATTCCTTTTGCCATATCTCCCAATAAGTTTATCTTGGCTCCCTGTTGCTTGCCCGTGGCACCGCCCGTCTTAGCATCCAAAAATGCATTAAGCAAATCCAATCCTAAACCTATTGCGAATGCTACTGGCGCACCTACTCCAGTTAAATACAATAATCCTGAGAGTGCTGATAAAACATCAATCACACCACCTATAATATCTCCACTACCAAAACGAGAAATTGCAAATCCGATTGAAATTATACTACCAAGCAGGGGAATTCTTTTAAGAACTCCGACCAAAGGTTTTAAAAATTTCAACATTTTAGCCATTATACCACCACCTTTTGCCATGCCCCCAAGAGCCTTGAAGGGCGCACCCACCATTCCTTTCAGTGAATTTATAAATCCTGTCATACCACTTGTGATCATTTTAATGATATCATCAATAGGTAATATCCTTTTAATTAAATTACCTATGAAATTTTTTGGTATTAACTTTTCAAACAATTTACCTATCAACTTATCAGGCATCAGCCCCCGTGCTAATTTGATTATTAATTTAATTTGCCTCTCAACCATACCCAATCCTAATCTAGCAAGTATTTTCAAAGCACCCTTAAATGGACCATCTGTCATCAATCCTGCAATCAACGCACCGATACCCACCACTAATGGTGAAAGAATTTTCAACCAAGACCAAGAAGATTTTTCATCAACTTTATCCTCCCCCTTTTGTATTTTCTCCCCCGTTTTTCCCGTGACTTTCTGAATGGAAGTCTTGATCGCACTGTCAGGTGTTTTTTTCTTTTGATATTCAAAAAATGTTCGCGCAAATAGAGAAGCGATTTCAGTGGTTCTAGTGCGCTCACTTGAATTGAGTCTAGGATTCACCCTTTTATTGGGATCGGAGGGATTATTACCCTGTAATACGTTCTTGTCCTCTATGGATTGCCCCTGTGGAACGCCAACGGTTTCGTTGATCGTTTTTAGCAATCCCAAGAGTTCTTCTAATAAAGCGGCATTCACTTTATTATTTAATCAAAGATTCAGAAATCAATTATCAAAGAAAGACACATCAATATCAAAGGCTTTTTCTTCCCCATTGATCGTAACTTTCAGATGGGATTGTTCATCCTCCTTGAAAACCTCAATATACTTGATGATTTCCTTATTGATTGATAGAGGCAGATTTTCCACAATTTTCACACGATCCTTCACGGGAGTATCGACAAATACAATCTCATTCTCCCCGAATTTAACGGATTTGATAAATTTAACAATCTCAAAAGTGTAGATATTGCCGATGTTCTTACCCACATCCTTATCCCCATCCTTTTTGAGAATTTCAATGGCATAATTGATAACCTTATTCTCTTCCTTGAGAGTGGGGGTAGCCAGAACCACATCTACAATACCATTGATCGTCTTTTCCTTGGGGGATTTGATCTTACGGGTGCTTTGGATATTGCTTTCAATACTACCCACTTCTCCATCCAGCTTGAGATCATTACCAAGACTTTCTCCCCGAATCTTGAGAATCAGGGGTAATTTATCCTCAACTTTAAGATTATCTGATTCCGTATTCTCAATAAGGATATCATTAAGGATTTTCTGGAACTTGAGAACCCCCACTGTTCCATCCGCTACGGTTGCGATGATGTCTTTCTGTTGCTTGAAAGTGAGGGGAGAGCAATCCACTTCTTTTTTATTTGAAGCTTGATATGCCTTAAATTTGTTTGCCTTGAGTTCCTGAATGCTGTCAAGGAATTGTTGAACGTTATTTTCCATATGTGTTTATTTAAGTGGGTGAATCTGATTTGTCAAGAACGCTGGATGGAATGGAAAGAGTGATGTTGAAGAGACGGAACCTTATAAGGAATGGATTTCCAGACGCAATTTGATGATGAGTATAGGTTTGGGTATGATATTGCTTGGGACTATTTCACAAATGTATTATGTGTGGTGGAATTTCACTGATAGGACAACCAAATCAAATAACCACCAACCCCCACCCAAATCCCAACAGTAACCAATCTCAATATTTGACCAGTCCACCCAAGACTACCATTCCTCACATAATCCAACCAAGAATAAGAAGCACAACAAGCCGCATCATCCAACCCGCCTTCAGCTTCTTTCTTGAATTCGGAGTTTGAGATGGGCGGGTGGATGTGCTTTACGTTCATAATAAAAGAATTTAACATTAATCATATCGATGTCAACCCAATTCTGATTTTTTTTCAGAAGTGTTTTCGGTATTGAGCTTGTCCACATAATAATCAATGTCTCGCATGGTGGAATTTAGGAGGATATTGCCGTCTATCTTGGACGACAAGTGGTAAATGATGTCACGGTAGTAATCTTCCCCATATGGGTGACAAAGACCCTTTAAAAGATTGAATGGAGCATTTCCCATGAAATTAATATTTATGTTTTTCAGGGATGAGTTGATAAAAAAAATTGTTTTGGATTTGTTTTTAAGAATAGCATTAATCAGTGTATTATAGGTAGATGCTGGAAGCTGTTCAATCAGGGAAGCCTTGTCCCCCACATTGACGAAATCTAGAACGGACTCCCCATACTTCACCTTTCGTATCGTCTCTGATATGGAGAAAATGTCATAATCTTTTTTAAACAGGGGGGGAACATCCAATTCAAATTCCAAATTATCGGTTTTAATAATCAGTGGTTCCTTATCCCAATTCTCAAACTCTTTTATGAAATATGAAAGGGATACCTTCACATTTTTCTCTTTCACGTTGAATCCCATTTCATAAGAAACATCACGCTCCCAGCATGTTAATACACTTAGCAACTTTTCATATATATTATCTCCCGAAAATTGATTAAGATAATCGATCAGGTAATCATCCCCATTTTCGGAGATTTCTTTGAGGTCTTTGAATTTTATTTTCATCGTGGTCTGAAGAAATCACGATTACGAGCCTTGCGATCCTTTATTTTTTGTTGAATTACTATGGCATCTTTCCGTGCTTGGGTTAGTTCATTACCCGTTAAAGGTCTTCCGTTTGCATCAACAAATACCCCATTTATCGTACTCACCGACTTAGATAGTTTTTCTGTTGTTATTTGTTTTGGGGGTTGTGGGGGTTGTGTGGGTTGTGGGGGTTGTGGGGGTTGTGGGAGTTGTGATTGGTTTCCCGGAGTTGTTAAAAGCTGTTCATAATTCTCACACACAAATGTTACGCTCTTGATAGGAAAATCAGTATTTTCATAATCCATCGTATATCCTTCAACAGCGACAGGAAAAGCTCTTATAAATCGATATCCTTTTCTAAGCTTCCCATCATTGGTGTATTGCTTAACGGTAATTGTGGATTTGAGATTCACCCCACGCTCAATCAGACCTTTAATGCCAATGGCAATCTGCCAAGGACGGAAAAATTCATGCTCCAAATCCTGTCTTGTTTCCAGAAAGTTGATGGAAAATTGACGGGAGAGGAAATCAGCGCGAGAAGTCATGGCATACCCCGGTAGGAAACCACCATAGGAATCTCCTGCTCCCATGGGGGTGAAATTAGCACTCTCTTGAGGAATCACCACCGCTTGCGCTGGGAGGATGGTGCCGCTCTTTGTCATGGCATTGGGAGAGATATTGGCTTTCCATTTCTGTCCAGCGTCCGAAAGAACGCTATTTATTGATGATTCCATGACACCATCTATTGATACAGTCCACAATACTGGTATCGATAGGCAGTATTTAGCTTCACCAGAGAAAGCCTGAAGGAAATCATTGATTTGTGGACCAGCCATATGTTATTATTTAACTGGCTATTATGATTAGACGTTATTATTCTAATCCGTTATAAAAATGATAAGAAAATGTGGCAGTGAAGTTAAGAATTTCACCAGTTCCATCTGCAATTGAATAGCCAATATCTCCGATATTTCTAAGGGATGCTCCCACAAGCTCAATAGTTTTGATTGTTTCCAATGGTCCACTTCCACGTTGGCATGGAATTTGAAGCACATCTAAAGTAATAATGGATTCAAATCCCGGCATACAAAGATTTCCTTGGGTAGTATTATTATCAAATAAAACTCTGCTTGCGCGTTCAAGCTTGGTGCGAATCTCCAATTGCTGATCAACATAGAATTCGACACTCCATCCCTCCGATCCCGGATAAGACGATTTACCATTCAAATTGAAGGTTTGACCACTGAAGTTGACTTGCTTATTTTCGATATCTCTTCCCGGTAGAGATGCGCTACGAGCATAAATTAGATCGGTATCACCATTTAAAGATAATCCAATGATATCAATTTGTTTGATGCGGAATAGGAAGTCTCTCGCAAATTGTTTTTGCGAAGCGATGTTCATGAAATTTTCAATTGTAGTAGCCATAATATTATTTAGTCATTTGGTTCAAATTATGTGTAATTGAATATATGAGGCATTTTTGCAGCAATGTGCAGCCGTGCCTTCTTAACAACTTCCGGTTTTTTGGATATAAGTTCCGATACGAATTGTTTCATCTCCTCATCTGATATTTCCTTGTATTGATTCATCTTGGATCGAAAATATTTTTTCAATTCCTCTATCTGTAACATGTTATAGTCACGGAGACTGATCTTTGTTGGGATATCAGGTGTTATAGATTGGTAACGCTGATCTTCATCAGGTGTGGTCACATCGGGAAAATCAATGCCGCCATAATCCATGAAATCATGGGAAGCGACTGATTCTCCGATCATCTCCGCATAGATGTTTTGAAGGGCTTCATACACATTAATTATTTAGTCTGTTATATTCAAAAACGAGATTACTACATTCTATGTCTTTATTAAAATCAACAATCTCTTGATATATTAATTTAAAACTTTTTTTAGCCTTTCTTTCACCGAAAGGTGTTCCGTTAGAAACAAATTGTTCTACAAATTATTTATTGTTCATATCTTTATTAAGCGTAACAGTTCTGTTATTGTAATTAGTATCAGACTAAAGAAAAACGTCAATGTTTTATTGAAGTTTTTCTAAGATTAAATCAACTCTTCAAAGTTCGCATCAGAGCGGGTAGCCGTAAAAGTTATCAAAATAAACTCGGCGGTTCTTGTCGGTTTGATCAGAATATCAACCTTAAGTTCATTAGTATCAATAACTTGAGGAGTATTATTCCTTTCGTCACAAACGATTAGATAGTCGTAACAACCACCGTTCTGTTTCGCAAATTCAAAGATTGGCGTAAGAACATTCACCAAGCGAGTTCTAGTGAATTCGTTGTTGGGTTCAAACACGAAGAATTGTGCGGCTTTCTTAGTAGGTCTTTCCAGAGCGAGGAAGAGCCTACGAACATTGATACGATCAAATGCACTTGGTTTGCGGCTCATGGTCTTCTGACCGAAGACAACCACACCTTGGGCGGAAGAGAACATGACAGGGTTGATGTTGATCTTGTAGAACTCATCGCGCTGTTTCTGATTTGGATTGATTGCAATGTCCAGAGCATTAGTCACTAAACCACGAGTAAATCCAGCGGGAGCAGACCATGGGAATTCCGCAGAATCACTGCGAGCCATGATAGCAGCTTGGTATCCAGAGAATGGAAGCCAGACCTTTTCACCTGTGAAATCATCATAAGCCAGAACCCAGTTACCATAGGTGGCAGCATAGGAAGTGTTTTCCAATTCAAATTGGTGGCGCATAGCCCAATACACATCCGTCTGGAAGTTCTTGGTTCTATCAGAGAGAATCTTGGTGTTTCTACCAGTGACAACAATGTGACGAATTGGATCAGCAATGAACATACAATCACCCCGACCACCCGTATTACTTGGAAGGTTGCAGAAGTTCTCGAATTGGTTGAAGATTGCGCTGTAATTGGCACGAAGATCACTTGCGGTGGCGTTTAAGAAAATATCTTGAGAAGTTCTCAGGGAGTCCACTTTGGCTTTTAGAGCGGTAGTGTAGAGAGTATCATCATAGTAATAGGTTCCAGCAGCAGAAGCCATTGTGAAGATCGTTCCCAGACCCGCTTCAACAACCACATCAATGTCATAGATTTCGTCATTCTTGATGCTTTCCAGAGCGCGGTTAATCTTGGTTGGAACATTACCGATGATCTTTTCGGTGATCTGAACAGGATTGTAAGCACCAAGTGGATACAGAGCATTTGCGACTCCAACGCTTGTCCTAAGACCCGAAAGTGCGTGTGTATTGGCTACTATTAAATTAGCACTAAGAAGTGGGGTGGTAGCGTTAGTGGTTACAACACCTAATGCAGCGGAGATGCTTGCATAGTTAGTGGCAAGCAAACTATCAGTTACCACACGGATTTTCTTGGTTGGATTACCAGAGGCATCCAGCGAAGATTGGGTGAACTTGTTGGAGATGTATGGATTGACCATGATTTCCACATTGCGGGAATTGGTATCCTGCGTCTCAAGGAAGAATGGAACGGATGGTCCACCATTTGGATTGAGTTGAGTTCTGAAAGTATCAATGGAACCCACGATACGGTCATCCAATACATAATCCAACTTGAATGCTTCAGTGGCATACACACTCTTGCGGAGCTTGAATACGCCAATGTTCAGAAGGTCATCATCTTCCCTACCGTCAATGTTGTAATCAGTAAGGTTCTCCATGACTTCGGAGATGCTGTTATCAGCACCAAGGAAAGCAGCAGAGAGATTGAATTGAAGCGTTCCGTTAGGAATCTGAGTGTAACTCGAAAGCGGACTACCAGTAAGGCTTGTGGTAAAAGCGCGGGTAATTGCGTCGAAATCCGACGCAGGGTTGAGATTTATATTATCAGCAATACCAACATAATAACCTTCAAATTGGCTATTGATCGTGGTTTGGGCTTTGTCAAAGACAATGGCACCAGCACCTGCCATTGCAGTTAAAGCCCTTGCTTTAGTGGTATAGTCGGTGAGAATTGATGCGGTGGAACTCCAATTAAAGAGTGTTCCTTCCATGGCTTGTGCAAATTCCGATTCCGTGAGAGTCACCTTAATAGGTGCCCCAAGGAAATATGTTCCAGCGGAAATATTGAGATTTGTCGTTGTGGTAGGTTCGTTAGCAGCAGCGGCGATAACGGGATAAATAAGGGCGGAATATTGCGTTCCAAAACCATCACCAGTTCCCGATCCATATGGAAGACGGAAAGTGTAGATGTTTGCAGGAGAATTTAAAAGTTCCCTTACAGTGTAATAGAAATAACGTTCTGCGCTATTGGTGGGGGTTCCATAGATTGCTTCCAGTTCATCTCTAGTAGTGATTTTGATAACCTCATCAGAATATCCTTGAGGTGCATAACCTGCTACGAAAATATTAGTCCCTACATTCGCCTGTGCGACGAGACTTAAATCTCTCTCAAAAATTTCTACTCCTGCCGAATTTATTGTGCGCGTTGCCATATTACTATTTAGCAATTCTTTCACAAAAATTTCATTAGCTATGAAATCGTCTGATTATATCTATCACATCCCAACAATTCTATGTGCATTTGGGAGAATACAAAAGTAAATCCAGATTCAATTTCCATTGATCCGTCTTCCTGCTGAGAGAATTCTAAGGAATCTACGCTGGTAACAAAAGATTTGGTATATTTGAATTGTATTACCTTATTATCATACTCATCTAAACCATACATCGTAATATCCGTCTGGTAATCCGAAAAATTGCCATCCACTATGATACCCTTTTCATTAAATTGACCCGTCTTTTGGTCATGTTGGAGATTCAGCCATTGATAAATTGCCCAATAATTATTATATCCACTATCTACCTTGAATTTGACGTTTACGGGAGGATATGGGTCTTTGCTATGGCTGGAAACATAAAGAGTATCTCCCGCATATCGGGCGGCAACCGCTTTGATTGTCAAACCCGGAACCATCGT